CACTTTGCTACTATTAATACAGTTATTCATTTTACTCAATATTTATAATATCATATTTCTATTTTTTTGTCGAACTCTAATTTTTTATAAAAAATAATGACATTCTCTAAATATTATTTTCCTAATTATATACTTAAACCCTATATTGACGATATTTTCAAAATTTCTGTCAATACCATATAGTTTTTCCATTATTAAAGGTCGACAGATTAAAAATTTTTCATTAAAAAAAATTAGAAGTCTTGTCATCTTCCATTCCCCAGAATTCCTTTTCAAGCCATTTTTCCTGCCTTGTTTTAAACAATAAGACTGAGTCCTTGTCCTCTCTAATATATTTCCTTAATTCTAAATAAAGTTTCCTTAACAATACTGGTGTTATTTCACCTTCAAAAACTGATTTCTGAACATGTGTCAAATATTTTTTACATATTTTAAAAATATTACGGGAAATCCTTGCTCCATTATCATCTGTTGAAATATCATACACTAATATAACATACATATTACCACCATATTTTAAATCCTTCATATTTTTTATCTTCCATTAAATGTTTCACTATCTTATATGCTTCCAATCTCATAAGGTGTCTATATGATACACTTCGTCCTAAATCTCTATGTTTTATAGTAGTTTCAAGTCTTTCATTAAAAGTCTTTAAAATTAATTTTTGTGCTTTTTCTTTCATGTAAAAATAATTTGAATCTTTTGCAAAATCTTTTTCTGTTATCATCTTTTTATTCAGTAAAGAAAAAATAACTCTATCAGCAAGTAAAGGCTTAAAAATTTCAGCAAGATCAAGTGACAAAGAAAATCTCCTGTCTCCTACACTGTGTAAATAGCTTATTGTAGGATTAAGTTGACTGACATATATTTCAGACAGACAGGCAGTATAAACTAGTGTATTTAAGAAGGAAATCATAGTATTTATCATATTAT